TGGTATGTATATACGTTTACACATAGTTTATTACGTTTAATAGACCGAAGCTACGTCTTAAAACTAAGCCATAAACCTGTTTATATCGGAGATATATCCTAATGGCACTAGCCGAATCAATAGAATACGACAAGATAGAAATTGTCGGTCAATATAAAAACGTACAAGTACGTAAAGCAACAGTCATCAAAAAAGATGGCAAAGAACTTACAAGATCTTTTGAAAGATATGTACTAAATCCAGACTCAGACATAAGTGCAGAACCAGCAGAGGTTAGTGCTATATGTAATGCAGCTTGGACGGATGAGGTGAAAGAAGCATGGAAATCCCGTCCATCATCATCCCCAGCGTAGAAAATATAGAAACAATATCTATACCTTTACCTACAGCTAATGTTCCTAGTTATGTACCTTTAGTTGTTCCTCCGAGCGATTTAGAACCTCCTCCTGGAATTAAATCTGAAAGTACAGAAACAGAAGAAGCTCCAACTGGTATTAGAAGAATTGATATACCTTTCACAGATTATGATGTACCTGTCCCAGAAAATGAAATACTCATTACTGCTGGGGGTACAGCAGTTGTCTCAGTAGCAGCCACGCTCACAGCTACAGCAGCCTTTAAATGGGCTGTGACTGCTATGAAACCAATACTTAAAACACTAATTAAAAAAATAAGTGGAAGAAAAGGAAAAGAAGAAGGGGATAATGGGGAAACTTAAAGATGTAGCTGAAGATAAAGAACACAATTTAGAAGTCCTTGGTACTTTCGTGAGGCTGGGGGTTGTCTGTTGGAGTGGTTTTATCATTACTTTGAACTACATCGAATTGCCAATGATTAAGAAGACTGCAAATACAGACATAACATTTGTAGCTTCAATTTTTGGATCTGCCCTTTATTCCTTCGGATTGCAGACAAATAATGGTAAAGGTTCAAGTAAGCCACCAGTTTGTCCTATGGCAAAAAAACCTGAAGAAATTAAATCATGAAAAAATGGATAATATGTCTCGCCCTTTTATCACCAGCTGTAGCTAAAGCCAATGTTGTGACCCCACAATTTACTAGCGGCTCAATGCAAAGTACCACCACGACAACTCAGACTATAACTGAGGTTTCACAAAAACAAATTTATGGGGCTTCGGTGAATACCTGGTCAGGTTCTAACGTAACTGCTTCTGGAGATTTAGCTGACACAACTACAACTTTTTCAGTAACAGATACTTCATTACCCTGGAATCTAGAAACAACTACAAGAGCCGCAGGGCTAGTTGAGGAATGGAATACCACAACAAATTACACAATAAACTCTACAACTACCTCACTCTCTGTCTTCTCGCAGTAAGTAGTCCAGTAGTTGCAGAAACAAATAACAACTCAAATCCAGTAGCAGCTGCGACCTCAAACAATACCAATCAGTCTGTACAGTTCAACAATAATGGTGGACCGTCTAGGCAATATTTTGGTACTGGTTTCAGCTGTAACGGATCTACGATGACTCTTTCTCCTTTTTATATGGGGAATGATACTCAACCACAAACTGAAGATGGATATGTCATTTCTGAAAATTGGGGGTTCCAGGTTAATTTCATGGTCCCACTAAATCGGAAAAGTATAGATCAATGTCTATCACTTGCAGCCAGGCAAGAAGACAAAATCAGATTAGATATGGAGCTGGTTCGTGCTCTCAAATGCAGCGAGCTCCAGCGATCTGGATTTACCTTCCGCCCAGGATCAAGGGTAGAACATTTATGCAGCGACATAGTACCTATCACTTCTTTATTTCCTAAGAAAGATAAATGACAGAATTTATAGCAATTTTGTGTGTTTCTTATTTAATTTACAAATTTTTGAGAATTATTAGAGCTTATTAAAAATGGCATTATATGACGGTAGACAATCAGCTCGTACTGTTGAACCAAATAGACAACCTGGAGTAGCTAGACAACTTTCAGCTGGAGCCTCAAGTGCTAACACAGCTTTGACCTCTAGTTGCTCCAGAATATCTATTAGGGCAGTTACGGCTGATATTCGATATTCAATAGGTGGTTCTAGTCAAACAGCAAACGCTTCAACTAGCCACTTCATCGCACAAAACGAAAGATTGGAATTAGTAGTTCCTGAAGGAGCAAACATCGCAGTAATACGAGATGCTTCTACAAGCGGAACTTTAGAACTTACAGAATTATTTTAAAAACATGATTGCACTTATTAAACCAATATTATTTGCCTTCCTCAAAAGTAAGGCGGTTAAGGAATTAGTAGTTAGTCTCCTTGAGGCATATAGTAAATCCACAGAAAATACAATAGACGATAAAGCAGTTGCCCTAGTAAAAGAGAACCTGTTTAAGTCTCCAGCATAGGAGCGTTATGAATAAACGAACAAGTGAAGCTTCCTTCGAGGAACTTCATACTTTGTTGACCAATGAAATAATTGCAAGAATTAAATCTGGAGAAGCTACTACAGCTGATCTAAGAGCTGCGATTGATTGGTTAAAAGCAAATGATATTACAGGTGTAGCAATGGACAACTCGCCCCTGGCTGGTCTTGCAGGGCTTATACCTGAATTGGATTTTGATGAAGTCAACAGACATACATAACAATGACAAAATCAAGTCCCGCCCGACTTAGGGCACAAGCAAAATACAATCGCAAACCATCCCAGGTAAAACGAAGAGTTGCTTTAAATAAAGCCAACAGAAAGAAAGGGACTTATGGCAACGGTGATGGTAAAGATGTTTCTCATAAGAGAAATGGAAAGACTGTCCTGGAAAAAGCAAGCACTAACCGTAGACGCAATGGACGTAACGGTAAATCTAAATACAAAAAGTAAACCTTAGTTATTAATGAGCCAATGGAAACTCCCCGAAGCCTCATGGAAGATCTCCTCACCTTTCGCAGTACAGATGCGAAACGAATGTGGAGGGACCTTATCAAGATTCGGGATAAACATCGTTGTACCTATTGCGGTTCAACAGAAGACTTAACCATTGACCACATTCGCCCCAGGTCGAAAGGGGGCGAAACAAATGCCTCTAATTGTGTGACCGCCTGTAGAGCTTGTAATCAAGCAAAGGGGTCACTTCATTTACATGAATTTTTAAGTTTAAAATTATTATGACTGCAGAAGTTTTCACAGCTCAAACAAATAGAAGAGCTGGAACTATTCATAGTTACGGCTATGGAAGCATTGCCATCGACTCAACAGCTGATACAGCTTTAGCAAACATCACTACATCTAGCACAGTTAGAGATGTACTCGAAGTTTTAGATGCTTGCATTGAAAGAGATAGAGCAACAACAGCTACCTCAATCGGAGGAGCAACTCAAAACCTAACCTCTAATGGTCCAACTGATATAACACTTTCAGCTGCAGCGGTTTCTACTGGTGCTAACGGATCTTCTACTCCAGTTACAGTTGGTACTCTTGCTGCTGTAGCAACAGACTCAGCTAGCAACCTTACATTCAGTCTTGTATCTGGATCTGGTTCTACAAACAACGGCAACTACGCTATCTCTGGAACAACTCTACAGTTCACAGCTTCTAGTGCTTCAGCTGGTTCAGAGTCAGTAAGAGTAAGAGTAACTGATAGTTCAGCTCTCACATACGAAGAAGCTTTCACTATCACAATTAGCTAATGAAAATACCCGCTGTCCGTTTTAGGTTAAGCGAGTTTAAAAATATAGCCAGGTGGGTAATGAGAAATTGTCCACCTCCTATAGCTTGGCTTATCCTGGGCTACCTCTATGGACTTGAAACTCAATACATAGATTGGAAAACCAAACTAACTGTTGATAAAGCTATTAAGGATTGGGAAGCTCAATGTCCTGATTTTATAGAAGATGTAGAAATTATTGAAACTAAATCTGAAGTAAAAGGCTTATCAAATTTTGAAATAAAGAGAGATGAATAAAGCAGCTACTCTAGACAAAAAGATTAAAGAAGACTTTAGAGCTTTCTTGACTCTTGTTTGGAGAGAACTTGATTTACCAAAGCCAACTAGGGCTCAACTATCTATAGCTAATTACCTACAAACAGGTCCTAAACGATTACAGATAAGTGCGTTCAGGGGAGTAGGTAAAAGCTGGATTAGTGCAGCCTTTGTGCTTTGGACTTTATATAACAACCACGACAAAAAAATAATGGTAGTTTCAGCTAGTAAAGAAAGAGCTGATAACTTTTCAATTTTTTGTCAAAAACTAATACTTGATATTGCTTGGCTAGGACATCTTGGTCCCAAGAATGATGACCAACGCTGGAGCCGTATATCTTTTGATGTAGGACCAGCTAAACCTCACCAAGCACCGTCTGTTAAATCAGTTGGTATAACTGGACAGATGACAGGAAGTAGAGCTGACTTGCTAGTGTTCGATGACGTAGAGGTTCCACTTAATAGTGCTACTGATATGCAGAGAGAAAAGTTACTTCAATTAGTAACTGAAGCTGAGTCTATTTTGACTCCCTCTGATGAATCTAGAATCCTATTCTTAGGCACTCCTCAATCAACCTTTACTATCTACAGAAAGCTTGCTGAGAGAGCCTACAAGCCCTTTGTTTGGCCAGCTAGATACCCAAAGATCTTATCGAATTACGAGGGCCTTCTAGCCCCTCAATTAGAAGAAGATATTAATAAGAAAAAAGCGGAATCCTGGACTCCAACAGATACAAGATTTTCAGACAAAGATCTTATTGAAAGAGAAGCAGCTATGGGACGTAGCAACTTTATGTTGCAGTTCATGTTAGATACCTCTCTATCTGATGAAGAAAAGTTCCCTCTTAAATTTAGAGACTTAATAGTAACCCCTCTCGGAGAAGAATGTGCTCAACGGTATGTTTGGTCCGCTGATCCTCGCTACATGCTTACGCAACTCAATCCTGTCGGCTTACCTGGGGATCGCTTCTATGGACCCCTATTTATTGACGAAGCCGCAGTTCCATACGCTGAGACGATTGTATCGGTTGACCCTTCAGGGCGAGGTTCCGATGAAACTGTGGCCGCTATCCTTTCTCAAGCTAATGGCTACATTTTCCTTAGAGACATCAGAGCGTACAAAGACGGATACTCTGATCGTACCCTCATCGACATTGTTCGTCTTGGTCAACGATATAAGGCATCTAAATTACTAATTGAATCTAACTTCGGTGATGGGATGATTTGTGAACTCTTTAAACGTCATCAAAGACAAGAAGGTTTAATGGCTGATATAGAAGAAGTTAGAGCTACTACTAGAAAAGAAGAAAGAATAATAGAAACTCTTGAACCAGTAATGAATCAACATAAGTTGATCGTTGATCCAAAAGTCTTTGAATATGACTACAGATCTAACCCTGATGAACCTCCTGAGAAAAGACTAGAGTATATGCTCATGTATCAACTCTCCAGGATGTGTAAAGAGAAAGGAGCTGTAAGACATGATGATAGAGCTGATTGTGTTTCTCAAGGAGTTAAATGGTTTATTGATGCTGTTGCTATCTCAGCTAGAGAAGCAGTAGAAGATCGTCAAAGACAAGAATGGAACGCTATGGAACAGGCTTTTATAGACAATCCTCATTTGGCTACAGATGCCCTTGTATTAGGCAAGAGCTTTAAGGATATACAAATACAGCAAAACAAAGTCTATGATTGGACTCAGAGCCGTTAAACGGTCATTGCAGGGAGGTAAACAGGGGAAGTGGTGCTCCTCTGTGTGGATTGCGGTGAGACGGAGCCCTTGTTAATCGGGGCTCCCCCTATATCCAACCTTACATACACCCCCGCTTAATCAGGTTTCTAGCGTCTTCCTGAATTAAGTAAACCTCTCTCAAATCGCCTCAGTAAAGCTCCAAACCCTAGTGTTTGTAAGCGAGCGTAGCGAGCGTCTTTTTACCGCTAAACGTCTAAATGCCTAGTAAAGCCATTCCTTTATAGCTTTAGACCTCAATATTGTTGGTCAGTAGTTCATACCGTTTGTACCGTATGTAACTCAAGCAGCTAAATATTTTTTATTTTGTATGTTGTTATGAGAGAAAGACTAAAGAAACTTAATAATGATTTGGTTATTGCATTGCAAACTAATAACCATAAACAAGTAAACCGCTTAGTCGGTGAGATTAATTATGAAAAGGATAAGGAGTCTCTGATGATGTGGGTATGGTATAGGTAAAAAATTTTGTTATAAATTTCTGAACCCTATACGCAATAGCGGTCCGAAGGACTACCCCCCATAGCCCCCCAGGAATATTAATATAGGGGGTGGGGGTCATTTTTTCTAGTCATACCAGGGGTTTGCATCGCATATAGTATGCGGTTACCACCTAAATACAAGGATTTTCAGCGGCCAAAATTGCCGCCCTTTCTTATTTCTATTCCCATCTGTTGCAAATTTTATTATGTATCGAAATAAAAAGAATATATATAGAAAAGTCATGGCTCACAATGTTCATGAGATCTATAAACAAATGAATAAACTATTATTAACAATCCCAGCCAATACAGATATTAAAATGAATGAAGACGGTAAACACCAGGCAACAATATTAAATGTATTGAGTATAGAAGAAGAATGGATATTAGATGATGATCTAAGAGAAGATATAAGCCTGGTAGATTTTAAAAAATAAATACCATTGACATTAAATAATTATTTGTAAATATTAAAAAGTAAACTCAATTACACTCAACCAGCCATGACCAGATTAAATCTATTAGTCACTAGGATTAAACATTATGTTGACCTTTTACAGGTGCAATTAAAACTATATGAACCAGGAACCGATGAGCGTCAACTCATTCAAGATGAGTTAGATCAAGTTGAATACAATCTTGAATTTATGTTGTCTATTGAAGATCACATTCACCAGGAACGAACAAAAAACGGTAGACATTTAACTTTAATTAAATAGTCAATCACACTTAGCCCCTCAATATGTTATAGTTTTACCAGTTCACTAACCGAACTTACCTCAAACACTCAGTTACACTAACAACTAAGTAATTAAAGCTATTGTCTTAATTAAATTAGTTTTATATAGTGTTACTACGATACATGTATCAATCTTGTATCTATAAAAGTGATTCTATTACTTTTGGTTGAGTGGTTTAATCCTTTTAACCCTGGGCTAATGGCCTGGGGTTTTTTATTGTCTAATATTAATTGTTACTGATTGTAAACATATCATTTGCACAAATGGGATTGATACCACTATAATAAAATCAAGATAAACAACAAACATTGTCTTATCTCAATTCCACTCAACCAATTCAA